TCCGCAAGAAGATCTCTTAATATTTTATTTCAAGAGTGGGGTAATAGAGGTATCCACTATTGGGAAATAGCAGATCTTAACATTGATTTAATTGAAGGACAATCAGACTATGATTTTTTTAGATCAAGCGATGATGGCACAAGTGCAACATCAACACCAGCAAGTGTTTATGGAATATCCGATGTTCTTGAGGCACAATTAAGATCTAACAGAACTCAAACAACACAATCAGATTCACCAATGACAAAAGTAGATAGATCTACTTATGCAGGTTTTTCAAACAAATTATCTAAAGGAACACCTAATCAATATTGGGTGGAAAGATTTATAGATAAAGTTAGAATACATGTTTACCCAACACCAGATTCTTCAAATGCATCTAAAGATATGCACATATATTATATAAAAAGAATTCAAGATGTTGGTGATTATACAAATGCAACAGATGTGCCGTTTAGATTTGTACCATGTATGGTATCAGGATTGGCATATTATTTATCACAAAAGTATCAACCACAACTTATGCAAGCTATGAAATTAGCTTATGAAGATGAATTAGCAAGAGCACTAGCAGAGGATGGATCAGCTTCAAGCACATACATTACGCCTAAAGCTTATTATCCAGGAACATAATGGCAAAGTACGCAACAGGTAAAAGAGCAAAAGCAATATCAGATAGATCTGGCATGGAGTTTCCGTATAGAGAAATGGTTAGAGAATGGAACGGAGCATTTGTGCATGTATCTGAGTTTGAACCAAAGCAACCGCAATTAGAACCAAAACCTATGAATGGTGATGCAATATCTTTACGTAATGTTAGACCAGATAGAATAGAACCAGCAGTTGCCGCAATGTTAGGCAATAATCCTTTTTCTACAACTGCAAGTTCACAAACTGTTACAGTTACAGAAACAAATCATGGAAGAACTTCAGGAGACACTGTGAGATTTAGAAATGTTCAAGGTAGCCCTGGAGGTGTAGCTTTTACAACTTATGAAAATTCTTCAGGTTTTAGTATAACAGTTACAACAGCAGATAAATATACATTTACACTAGGTGCAACTCCTAGTATAACAGAAGAAAGAGGAGGACCAACCGTGTCTGCAGGACCGGTTACTATAACACCATGATTAAAAAAATAAAAAATTTTATTTGTAAATTATTAGGGATTAAACAATGTGCATGTCCAGAAGATATGGATCCACATGAAGAATTAATGTTACACGTGCCAGAACCAGAAATTCCTGTGCACAAAGAAGAGAGCAAATTACATTGCTCTGGTCATTTAAGATTTAGAAAAAGTTGTCCAAGATGTTTAGAAATAGTAGGAGTTAGATAATGGCTGGATTAAGTGCATCAGGATTAAAAACACAAATATTAAGTTATACTGAAACAGATTCAAATGTTTTAACAGACGCTGTTTTAGAAAATATTATATTAAATGCACAGTATAGAATATTTAGAGATGTACCTATTGATGCTGAAAGAAGACAACAGACAGGTAATTTAGTTGCTGGTCAAGAGTCTATCAACGCACCAGCAGGGGCTTTATTTATTAGAGGCATACAAGTTTACGACTCAAGTTCAGTTATTACAGGAGCTAATGTTTGGTTAGAGAAAAAAGATTATACCTATCTACAAGAATACCAAGATATAACAGGAACAGCTGCAGCTCAAGGTAGACCTAAATATTATGCTATGTATGGTGGAGGCACAGGAGAATCAGACACGACATCAGGGCGTATAGCTTTTTCACCAACACCTAATACAACATACAAATTTAGGGTTCATTACAATAAAATGCCTGATCTTTTAGAAAATAATGACACTAATTATATTAGTATGAATTTCCCAAATGGGCTCTTATATTGCTGTTTATCAGAGGCATACGGCTTTTTAAAAGGTCCAGTAGATATGTTGACTTTATACGAAAATAAATATAAACAAGAGGTACAAAAGTTTGCTAATGAACAAGTTGGTAGAAGACGAAGAGACGACTACACTGATGGCGCTGTTCGAATACCAATAAACTCAGCAAACCCATAGGAGATAAAAAATGGCAATAACATCGGCAATATGTTCAAGTTTTAAACAAGAACTTTTACAAGGTAAACATAGTTTTGAGTCTTCAGGTGGACATACTTTTAAAATTGCACTATTTGATAGTGGTGCAACTTTAGGTGCTTCTACAACAGACTATTCAACATCAGAAGAAATTACAAATACATCAGGAACTGCATATACTGCGGGTGGTGCAACTTTAACTAACAGTGGAGTTGGTTTAACAAGTACAACAGCGTTTACAGATTTTTCAGATGTAACTTATTCTTCTGCTTCTTTCACTGCAAACGGTGCAATGATTTATAATACAACAACAAATGGTGGTTCAAGTACAACTGATGCTGTTGCTATTATTGCTTTTGGTGGTGACAAGACAGCAAGTAACGGAACTTTTAAAATTGAGTTTCCTGCAAACGACGCGACAGCAGCAATCATTAGATTAGCATAGGAGGCCGACCATGTCGGTATCTTCAGGATGGGGCCGGTTAACCTGGGATCAATCACAATGGGGTGGTAGCACTCAATTAGGAGCAGGTTGGGGTGCTCAAACTTGGAACCACGGTTCGTGGAACGATCTTAATGATGTAACAATTAGTGTTACAGGTTTTCAAATAGAATCAGATTTAGGTATAGAAGGTTGGGGCAACAATGTTTATGGCCGTGGTGCATGGGGCGAGTTTGCTGTTAACATAGGTTTAGGTGCAGATGTATCTATATCTGGAGTTTCTTTTTCTGCATCTGTTGGTTCTGCATCTGGAATAGGATCTGCAGTTGTAGAACAAACTGGAGTTTCTTCATCTTTCAATGTTGGATCTTTGGCTGTTGAAGCAGATGCTAATGTTTCAATGTCAGGTGTTTCTGCATCTTTTGCATTAGGTGTTCCTGTTGTTGCAGATCAAGTTGTAGGTTTAACAGGCCAAAGTTTTACAGCAAGTCAAGGAACTGTAACATTACCAAATGCAACAGCAATTCTTTCTGGTTTATCAGCAACAGTAAGTCAAGGAACTGCAATAGCTTTCTCTAGTAACCAAGTTGATGTTACAGGATTTTCAATGTCAACATCTATTGGAACAGCGATCGCACCAAACAACGCAGCAATATTATCTGGATTAGAAGCAGAATTTACTCAAGGTTCTATTATAGGATTAGGTGGTGCTGTAGTTAACCCAACAGGTCAAACAGTTACATCTAGTCTTGGAGTATTAGACCCTAATGATATGACATTAGGTCTAACTGGAGTGTCAGCTTCATTAAGTATTGGCACTATAACTGTAACAGATATTGTTGTAGGATTTGATGGTTTATCTGCTTCGTTTAATATTGGAGCTGTAGATATTTTTGCATACGGCGATGTTGACACTGGTTCAAATACGTCATATAGTAATGTTTCAACGGGTTCGAATGACTCTTATTCGGATGTTGCAACAGGATCAAATACAAGTTATAATGATGTAGCAGCTTAGGAGAATTTTTTATGGCATCAACATACACCCCTCTGGGTATAGAAAAACAAGCAACTGGTGAAAACGCAGGAACTTGGGGTACAAAAACTAATACAAATTTAGAAATCATTGAACAGATATCAGGTGGTTATACTACTCAAGCAGTAACTGATGGTGCAGACACAGATCTTACAGTTTCTGATGGATCAACTGGAGCAACTCTTGCACACAGAGTTATAGAATTTACAGGATCTCTTACAGCCTCAAGAAATGTTACAATACCTTTAGACGTACAAAATTTTTATTTTTTAAAAAATTCAACATCAGGATCTCAAAACGTAGTATTTAAATACGACACTGGTACAGGAACTTCTGCTACGATTGCTAACGGTAAAACAGTAATTGCATATGCAAAAGCAGATGATGGAACTAATCCAAATATTTCTACAATATCATTAGCTAGTGATGTAGTTGATGATACGTCACCACAATTAGGTGGTAACTTAGATACTAACTCTTTCATGATAGACTTCGATGATGCTCACGGTATCAGAGATGAAAATGCAAATGAACAATTAATTTTTGAAACAACTAGTTCTGCAGTAAATCATATTGATATTACAAACGCTGCAACAGGAGCTGGTGCACAAATTGGTGCAGTTGGAGATGACTCAAATTTAAATTTACGTTTAAGACCAAAAGGAACTGGTGTTATCGAAGCAATGGGTGCATCAAACCCAGGATCAATTCAACTTAACTGTGAAAATAACAGTCACGGGATTAAACTTACTTCACCTCCACATAGCTCATCTCAGAGCTATGAGCTAAAATTTCCTACTGGAAATGTAACAGCAGATAGATTTTTAAAAGTAGCTAGTATTACAGGTTCAGGTACAACAGCAGTTGGACAATTATCTTTTGCTGAAGTATCAGGTGGTACTTCATGGCAAGCAGTAAAAACTTCTACATTTACAGCAGTTGCTGGTGAAGGTTATTTTATTAATACTACAGGTGGTGCAATAGAAATGGATTTACCTGCAGGTAGTATTGGAGATGAAATATCTTTTATAGATTATGCCGGAACATTTGATACTAACGCATTAACAATTGATCAAAACGGAACAGAAAAAATTGCAGGGTCAACAGATCCTTTAACAGTATCAACAGAAAGAGCAGCAAATACTTTAGTTTATGTAGATGGCACACAAGGTTGGCTCTTAAAGAATAATTAAGGAGATACATGGCTGCTTATAAAGATTTAGTAGGGCAGAAAATTACGAAAGTAACTTCAAACCCTAGTGAAATTAAAACAGGTCAGATGTGGTATAATTCCACTGCTGGAAAGCTTAGGGCTTTAGGAATTCTTGAAGCATGGGTTTCATCTAGTAATATGCCAACCGCAACAGGAGGAGCAGGATCAGGTGGAACTGTTTCATCTTCTTTTTATGCAACAGGTAGTACTCCTTCGGCTACCTCTGCTACGTCTCATTACAATGGCACGGGTTATAGCGCTGGAGGAAATACTAATAACCAAAGAAACAGTATAATGGGAGCTGGAACAGGTGTGCCAGCTGCTTTGATATTTGGAGGTAATCCACCAAGCACTACAACAGAAACATATAATGGAACTTCTTGGACTAATGGGCCTTCTTATAGCACAGATGCTTATGCAGGATCTGGAAATGGAACTTATACTGCGGCTTTAAAATGTGGAGGTTTTTTACCAGCAGGAAATCCAACTACATCTACAGAAGAATGGGGTGGATCGTCTTGGACATCTGGTGGAGCTCTTCCTACTGGATTTTTTGCAAATGGATTAGCTGGTACTTCAGCTGCTGCTTTAGCTTTTGGAGGATCAACAAACAATGGTCCAACTGAAGTAAGTACATCTTATTCTTATGATGGTTCATCTTGGACTGCAACAAATAGTATGAACACGGCTCGTATTCATTTATCTGGATTTGGAAGTCAAACAGCAGCAGTTGGTTGTGGAGGACAAACTGATGCTCCATCTTCTCCTACACAAACAGAATCATGGAATGGAACATCTTGGTCAGTTTCTCCTGCAACTTTAGCATCAGGTGGACAAGCACAAGCAGCAATATCTAATGTGGGTACATCAACGGCAGGCGTTGTAGCCGGTGGCTACAATCCTTCAATATCAAACGCCACTCAAGAATACAACTCATCAACAAACGTAATAACAGCTGCAGCATGGGCTAGTGGTGGATCTTTAGGAACAGCTAGATATCAAATAGGTGGTGCAGGTAATTTACCTGCAGGTTTGGCCTATGGTGGATATTCTGCTCCAACTGGGACTATAAATAAAACAGAAGAATACAATGGAACAACTTGGTCAGAAGTAAATGATATGGCTAATACTCGTGGACAATGTTCAGGTCAACATATTGGAACCCAAACAGCAGCGCTAGCTATTGGAGGATATTTAACTACATCTCCTAACTATGGTGCTCTTTGTGAAGAGTATGATGGAACTAATTGGACAACTGGAGGTGCTTTAACTGAAGATAGTGGAAGATCTTATATAGCCGGTTTTGGAACACAAACCGCAGCAGTAGCGGGTGGTGGATATGCTCAAACAGGAGC